TACTTTCCGAATCACCAGTAATAGCATCGTATTTGTGGTATCTTTCGGCGAATTTTTGTAATCCCAACTCATCCAATTCTTTATGGATTTGTAATATATTACTTACATAACATCTGTTAAATCCCATTATCAGGCATCAAAGTATTTCTGAAGTGCTTTCAATCTATCATCTGCATCCACCAACATTTTCAATGCTTCTTCAGCATTGTTATAGAAATCTGTAGTAGAATGGTCACCAATGCCAACACCGGTGTTTCCCAATAAATCTAAAGTTAGTAATGCTTTAGCTCTATCTGCTTCTGCTGATGTTTTTAACATCAAAATTAAATTTGTATTCATCATTTTATCGTTTAGTATTAATCAAACCATTGCGAACGATGGGTTTTTACTTTTATCGTACTATCTTTAAATTTAGGATTACCACCTAATTTAATTTCAGCATTAACAATTTCTTCCATTTTAGCTTCATCACCTGCTTTACCAATTTGTTTTGCTCTTTTCAATTCTTCAGTAGTAACTTCACTACCTTTGGTAGCGGCTAGAAATTGCTTGGTATGGTATGTATCTAATGGTTGAGTAAATTGTTTTAAGTATTTAGCCTTCGAATCTAAATATTCAAAAAAAGAATTTTCATCCAAAGAATCCATCTCTTTATCTGTTAATTCATTTTTAGGGTCATACTTCATATCTGTTTCTGCGCAATATCGTTTGAAATAGTTTCTAATAATTCAACTTCATTTTGAAAAACCGCATTTTCAAATTCATCTCTACTCTTTTCAATAGCAGTTTCTACTATCTTAATTAATTTCGATTGATAGGTTTGCGGAGCCATGTGTGTAAATGTAAATTTATGGTTTGTGATTGTAATACCATCTTCCCACACACGCACCCAATACTCCAATTTTTTATTAACCAAAAAGTATCTACCGGTAAGCGGAGCCATCTTAATATCGGTTTCGGAATGAGTACACAAATGTGTAATAATATCCAAAATCAATTGTTCTTTTGAATTTAATTTGTAAGATGGAATTAGTTTGTTTTTTATCCAATTCAACATAGTGTTATAATTTAATGATTAAAGATATGATGGTCCGTATGTACTATAACGAGCAGTTCCATCCATAATGTTACCTCTCGCATGCTTTGCTGGTGCTTTCCAACTGGCTGGTTTTAACAAGTCACCTTTCTTAATTGGTGCACCTTTTAAATCACCATCAACTCTACTGATGAATCCCCAACAGGTTGAACCTGTCCACAATCGAAGGAATTTGTTACCAACTTCCAACACCAAGTGTGTAGGAGTTAAACTACTTAAATTTTTTGCGTAATACGCATCGATGTCAGCGTTTACTTTTTTAATAAATTCAGAAACGGCTGGATTGTTCTGAAGATAATCTAGGGATTTTTGTGTCATTACTCTCATTTTATTAGGGGGTTTAGGTTTTAACTCTCACTACTCTGTAAAACTACAAAAAAAACTTGGTAATTCCAAGTCTTTTGTTAAATTTAATTTAAGTATGCGTAATCACACGCTGCCACAATTACTTTGAGGTTCTGCAAACATTGAGTATCTGCATTTGAAATTGCACCTGACAAATCATTATCTACTACCGATTCAACGAAACTACCACCCCGTATTCCTTTACCATCTCTTGTCATCATTACCGATGCAATGATATTAATGATATGGGGATTGGTTACCTCATATTCCAATGCAAACTCTTGTGCTGCTGATTGATACTGATTTACTATGTCCATATATTATTTTTTATAAAATTGATAAGAGTATAAAGTTTTACGGTCATCATCGTCAAGTTCATGCTCTACGATTACCGCTTCATTGCCAACAATTTCTTGCAGTTTATTAAAATCAACTCGTCTTCCAAGTGGAAATTTGAGAAAGTTATTATTAGTACCGAGTACTCTATCTACTACAAACGAACCAATTTCAGTTTCAATTTTTTCAATTACTTCTAAAGAAAAATACATAGTTTTAGGGGTTTAAAGTTTTTGTATTTTTTCCATTACATCTGTTACATCCTCTGGTCTTAAATATCCAATCACATCGGAAGTAATTGGTGTATCATAGCAGATACTACCATCTTTGAGTACTGCCAACTCATACAATCCTATTCTACCACCATAGCTATATGCGTGTCTAACTACACTAGCACCATATCCATTATCAAAATGTTCTCTAGCCATCTCCCCACCACCAGGGTATGGTTGAAAGTTTAAATCTTTAAATGTCTTCATAACTTCTTCTCTTTCTATTTCCTCTAACTTTATAGCAATTTCTAAATCTGTTAATTGTTTAGGTTTTTCAATAAACTTATCAAAACCATAACCACCAACTGTAATCTCTGAACCAAACTCATTTACAGGAATTAACTCAATTTTATTTTTCATAACTTTATAGGAGTTTAATTAAGCGTTTTCAAATATGTAATCTATTTCCGTTTCATTTAAGGAATCCACTAGCTCTTCCAATTCATCAGCTGCTTCTAAATTAGCAGAACCTGTCAAATCAATCTGGAAGTTAATCATTTCTTGCAATTGGAAAAATCGTTGTACTCTATCAGTATTCATAGTATAGGGGGTTAAAGATAATCGTATCGTGAAGCTTCTAATTCGTAATCGTACTCAACTGCGTTATCCACATCCCAATCGTAATCATGGGACTCCTCAACAAATGTGGAGGTTTCTCCGGAGATGGTATCGAGTCCATCCCAGCACTCCTGGTCGGTGATAGAACCATTCACATAAAGAGCAATCAAATCGTTTAATTCAGTATTCATATTTTTAGGGGTTAGTAGTATCTCTCTCATTACCTTACAAACATACGAAATTCCGCTGAATAATCCTAGCACTTTCTCAAATATTTTTTAATTTATTTTACCCATTCCATATATCCGTAATCAATGGCATCTAAATAATCTGAAATGTTTAGATTATCCCATCCACCTTTTAATTCAGAATCTACTTCTAAATGCCTGTGTGCAAACTCCATTACTTCGTATAACACACCAGTTTCATCGGCATTGAGAACAACATAATCAAAAGTTCCATGATATTCAGGATATTCATCACACATTTTATGTTTGAATAACCAAAACCATTTACTTAAATTATTCTCTGCAACTTCTTTTGTCATATTATTATAATTTATGTCCTAATTTTTGATTTATTGATTTCATGTGTTTGCAGGGTTGGTATCTTCTAAACATCCTAGCATCACAACTACAATCTTTGATTACCCAATCTTTAACTACCACTTTGTAATACTTCAACTTACCGGTTTTTTTATCCCGCGAACCCATTTCATTATAAAACCATTCCATAGTATATTATTTTAGAGTTTCGATAAATTTGTTTTGATTCAGTATCAATTCATCGGATAGATTAAAACAACTATCCTCCGTCTCAAAATACTTTTCTTTAGGGATTCTACCATTTTCCGATAGTGGGAAGTACAAAAATTTGGATTTCAATAGTGTAACAATATCTTCTCTATACAATTTGAACCTCCTATCACAAATGGAATCGTAGTTATTCATTTTTGTAGGTGAACTGATTACAAAAAATGGGATTTCGATACCCTTGTCCAAACATTCGGAGAATATTTCAGCAGCATTGGAAATTGCTCTACCCAAAAAGCAAGAATCAATATAGTGACCTTTGTCCTCTTCGAGTATTAGTACTTTATCACATCCTCCTAAAGGATTCGTACTGCTCTCCGATAATATCTTTACCTGCTTTTTCTGAATCTACTCTCCAGCGTTGGTAGGATTTGTCATAGAATTCGGAGTTGAATAAATTTTTGAAATCTTGAATTTCCATAGTTTGGGGGGTTAAAAGTTATCTCTCACTAACAAATTAAATGTAGTAAAAATAATTCACAATTCCAAGTTATCGATTAAGTTTCTTTATACATTCATCAACCTTATCTCGCAACATTCCACCATTACCCCAATCACCACTAACCTGTACATGATGCCATTGTGGGATACCTAATGATTTGTATTCAAAGTTTAATTGCATATCATCGATAGAAATCCAATTGGTAGGTTTGAATGATTTGACCCATGTCTCAATCTCGCATGCCCTATCCCATTGGCCAGATGAACTCAATTTCTTTTTAGGATTGAAATGGGTTGTGGTATCTAATAAGTTCCATCTACCAATACCATAGTATTCGAATATCATAGCCAAATCGGGAAGAGTATAATGCTTCCTCCAATCAGATGATACTACTAATCTAGCATCGGTTTGTTTTATGATTTCACTCAATGCATCGCAATTCTCCTTATCCCAAGGGTATGGTATTGTAAACTCGTGTGCGGTATTTTTCATTATCTTAACTTTACCATCTCCCCAAGTTCCCCAAGCTAATGGACCATCAACATCAATGAATATAATTTTCCCTTCCATCATTTGTTACCAAGAAGATGTGTAAGAAAAATCAGCAGGATAATAATCTCTACCCTTTTCATTTACTACTTTTTCTAGCAATACTTGCTCTAAAATTTCAATAGTATATTCAATATCTCGCATATAGTATTCATCATAATCCGTTCCACCAAAGAAAAATCCTTCAGTTGTTGGCAGCAATTCATCTGCTTTCGATGGGTTTTCCTTTACTTGCTTACATACTTCTAGCAAATTTATCAAATCGGAAACTTCCACATAGTATTCTCCGCAGTTATCATTACCATCCTGAACATTATCTACGAACCATTTGTGAATGTGGTTTGCCTTTCTCCAATATCCAGCTTCTTCTACAATGTACTTTACTCTTTTTGGTTGTATGTGTTTTACTGGCTTTCCACCTCTGGTAATCTCCACATCATATCTTTCTTCCGGAGTGTGATGCTCCCAATTTTGAACATAAGTTTTTTTGTTCAAATACATATCTAGTCCCATATCTTTATTTTTGTTTATTTTTCAAAAACTTATCAAGAGCATCAAGCATTCGTTGTACCGGATAAGTACCTTTTTCAGCAGGGTCCCATAAATGATAATCTTCACAAGCAATGTAGTAGAATTCTTCCAATTCACTAACTGGCATCATGTTTGTAGTTTTAGTTTTCATAACTTTATTTTTTAGTTTTTAATTAATTTGTAAATTTAAAAAGGAAGAGGGGACAATTTGTCCCCCCGTCCACCATTAAACTATTACTACCACACAATAGTATTTTCAGGTTCTTCGTCCTTAACCTCGTTGAAAAGTGTTTCATTAGAATCACTTACAATATATTTTTGAATCAATTGCTTCATAAACACTCTTTCAGAATCCAACCCACCATCATTAGAGAAGTAAGGTAGGATTGCGATTTCCGCTGCCTCCATAAGTGAGAACCCATCGTAAATCAACCCAGCAGCTTCCACATTGGTACGGGTAGAAATCATAGTTGAAATCTTACTCGCATCCGTTTTAATCAAATCACGAGTGGTAGATGCAATCTCTGCCAATGCGTTGAGTGAGTAATCATCTGCTTCAGAATAGATAGTTTTTAACAATTCGTATTCTGATTTCTTATCTAGCAAATCCATTTCGATAGTTACAAATCGGTCCATCATAGCTCTATCCATGATGCGGGTAGATGTGTATTCATTACCCACGTTAGCCGTAGCGATAAAGGTAACTCCTTCAGCAACTTTCACAATTGGTGAACCATCTGCCTCATCCAATCGTAGGTATCGTTGTCCTGCATCCAACACAGTCATTAGGATGTTCCAAGCCTCTGGGTGTGCTCTACTCAATTCATCCAATAGAATGATTGCGTTTGGAGTTTTGATTGCTCTAACAAATGCGGATTCTGAAAAGAATGTACCCTTAACTTTGTCGAAGTGAGTATTACCAATTAGGGTTGCTCTCGGGTCTTGTGTTGCTCCCAAGTTGAAGTAGTAATCAGGTCGGTTAAGTGATTTAACCAATGATTGAGCTGCCAATGTTTTACCACATCCAGTCGGTCCAGTCATCATAATGTTCTTACCTCTAACTGCTGAACGAAGTAGATACTTCCACTTCAATTCATCCATAAACAACCCATTAGGTTTTAGTTGGTAACCTGTGTTGTGGATAAATGATTTGAGTGCCTCATGTGTTTCAAACACTTCATTTACCGATTCCGCTTTGGTTTCTTCAGTAGAATGAGTCATTTTTTTGAACTCGTCAATTTCAACAAGTTTGTAAGTTGTTTTGCCAGATTTGGAAACATAACCACGAATGGCTTTGTTTTGGTCAAACGCCGTTTTCATACGGGTTTTTGTAACACCTGCCACTTTTGTAGCAGTTTGGTTATCAGCGGTGAGCATTGCGAATGTACGTCCTACTTTGATAACTTGGTAGATTTCATTAGTGAAACCTACAATAACATCGGATTTTCTTTTGGTAGTAGCCATAATGGTATATTTAAGTGTTTTAGAGTTTAAATGGAGAACCGTTCCCTCATTGTTTACACAATATATGAAGAAAAATCGGTTTTTCCAAGCGTTTTAGATAATATTTTTTTAATTAATGAGATGTGAAAATGGGGAATTTCACCCCAAGTTCACAGGCTTTCCGAGCCATTATTTTTGTAAGAATAATTCGTTCATTGTTCTGGCAACATCAAACATATTTGCTACATTTACTGATTTTGCTCCCTTACCATAACATTGTTCGAAGATTCTCCAAGCTGCAGATTGTTTAACATCACCATGATAATCACTAATAAAGTAAGATAGAGTCTTAATACCTGCTTCTTGCATTTTATTAATCTGCTTTCTAGTATGTTTAGCAGCTGCCATCCCACCATAGTTAATTTCATCATCATTTCTGTTAATGGAAAAACAAGGTTCACCATCGGAGAAGTTTAAGAAATATGAATCCGAATCATTATTAGATGGAATCAATTGCTTCTGAATTGCTTCGAAACACAAACCTTCTGGTGTGGTGTTGTTTGCCTGTAAGATACTCATGTTCTTACAGAACTCTTTGAAACTTTTTTTAGTAGAATCATGTACAAGTGCGATATAAGGTAATCCACCATAACTCGAATCCGTAGAACGAATCGATACTTGCACATTGATGTTTCTTGCCATCTCACAAGCTTTAACAATCGCCACAGTCGAAGTAACTGCTTTTCTTAACTTCTCACCACTCATTGAGCCAGAGTAATCGATTGATATGTGTAGGTTAGCTTTCTTATACTGGTCAACCTCACGAGTGTAAAACACGTTGCTGTTATCGTATCCCAAAGAAGCAATCATTCTACCATCAATCTTACCTTTAGTCAGTCTGGAGTAGATGGTTTCACGACTCTCATTACGAACTTGCAATTTCTTACCCAACATAGTTCCTAATACAACACCACTCTTAACTTCTTCTTCTGCCCAACGATACGCTTTCTTTGTACTCCAATCCAATGAACTGAATGGGAATGATTCATCATTGATTAATGCTTCAGTTAGATTTTTAACTACAATACAATCTACACCCTTTCCAATAGGTCTACCACGCTCATCAACATACTCATTACCAACACGTACCATTTCAGTGCCTGATTCGTTTATGTTTTCTAATTTTACAAGTTCACCTTTCTGAAGTTTTTTCTTTCTAACTTTATTGTTTAGAAAATCCTTCTGTTTTTGGAATTTGTTACTCAATTGTTTGGATGCAGATTTGGTTGGTTTACCGTTGGTATCGGAATCGGATGATTGAGAATCAGAATCACTATCTGAATCAGATTCCTCTCCTTCGATACCTTCGGAACTGGCATTCACACCACCTTGTTCATCTGATTTCTCATCACCACTCTGTCCACCACCTTGTCCTTCTTCTCCATTGGAATCATTACTTTGCTCACCATTTTCTCCATTGGATTGTTCTGATTCTGATTCAGAGATTGGTACATATTTAAGGATTTCAGACATCACATTAATTGCCAACATAAATGCATCTTCGGTGGATTTTAATCGGCCGATGTTTTTCAAATCAATCATACGATAGATTGCTCTCAATCCTTTCAACTTACTCAAATCAGTTTTCTCATTGTGTAAGTTAATGATACGGAACATATACGATTCGAAATTCTCATCAGTATACTCGTCTGAAATAACACCTTTGGTAATTACTTTATCATTGAAGTAATAATCGTACATAGATGTATAATAATCTCTATATCCAGGTGCAGTTGTAAATATATGATAATCAATTCTTCGGTCCTCAATCCAATTGGTTAGGTTACCAATTAAACCATTAACTTCATAAGTTAATCTACCATACGAACCAACTTTACCGGTAGATAAATACATTTCTTTGAATCCAGCATAGTATTTTAGATTGCTCAACAATCTATCTATTTTGTAATCGATAGAAAATGTGGGGTCAGCAATACTATTTTCATAAGAAATATATGCCCAGTCCACTTCTTGCCACGCTTTACCCATCTCTTCTAGCAATTTGAAGTCAGAAAGTACAATGTGAGAACCTTCGTGTAATGCCAACCCAACGGATACATCAAAGTTATCATTTACATCCGCTGATAGAATTACCTGCTTACCATCGGTTTGGGAAGAGGATTTACTCGCAAAGGTAACAGGAATGTTCTTTTGTGTTACAATTTGAACGAAGTTTGCAATTGCTCTCCTAGTCGCGGATAGCTTATAGAGGTCATTTGTTTTCTTAAATGCCTCCAATTTGGTGGAATCCATATCGGAATATGTATCCAAATAATCGTATGATGTGTTGTAATCATCATACCAAAAGGAACTGGCTGATTTCTTTGAATCACCCTTAAATTTGTTGTACCAACTCATAGCTCGGAAATTTATTTGTTGTTAGTTAATTACTGATTGTTCCACAATATACGACTAATTTGGCAAATAAACAAGCTTTGGTGGATTTATTTTTAAAAATTAAAATTCGAAATTTTCATCGGATTTCAGTCCTTTGGTAGTTTTCTGTCCTTGTCCGTTTCCGACTACCGTAATTTTTGTTGTTGGTTGTTGATTCAGTTGTTGTTCTTTTAGAGTATCTCTAATTTCTTCCAACAGCTTTTTAATCGTAGTAAATTGTTCTAAATCCATATTTGTTTATTTTATGTTTGCTGGTAAGGATGGATTCGAACCACCACGAGGACTTTAGCCAAAGGACATTGCATGCATTGTGGTCAACCCATTATCCTTCGTTTATCAGTTACTCCCCACCCCCGAGACAGGAGGGTTATACGAGTTTCAAAGGTTACCATTTCATTCATAGCGTCCGTTCCGTCATTCGTTTCCGAATCGTTACAATCTTTTACTTATAACACCCTATGTGTATAGTACCCTTACTTCTAGTTCCCAATCGAGTCCCTTCGTCATAAGATGTTATATGCAGAGGAGGAGGGATTCGAACCCCCGTTACCTTTCAGTAAAACGGTTTTCAAGACCGCCGCGTTCGACCGCTCTGCCACTCCTCTTAATAAAATTTTTTATTTTCAATTTTTTCTAAAATTTTGTTAGCTATATAAATATGCCCATCATTATTTAAATGATAATCGTTTGGGATACCTTCTATATTATGTTCTGATATGTCTGCTATCCTTAATTTATTCATGCATGCGTATCCATACAAAGAATATGTATTTTCAAATTTTATAAAATTATTCAGTTCATAAAATGAATTTGTATAATACTCCGAGTCCGCATCGTAGTCCATTGCAAAACAAATAAACTTTACATTTTTTGAACGTAACCATGCGCACATTAAATCCACCTGTTTTCTAAATTCCCTGATTCTACCTTTTCTTGAATAAAAGAACTTTAACCAATCATTATAAAAATTAATAAATATTGATTCAGTGTAATCATCTGGGTTTTCTCTCTTACACATTGAAATAAATTCATCTACCAAATCCGAATATATACCAAATCTATCATTAAAACTAAATTGAACTATATGAATGTCATCACCATTCATACTAGAGTTGCAATGGGTATAAACATCATCTATAATTTTTTCATTTGAATTTCCTGCGTGAGAATGGTCCTCACCAATATATTCAACTTTTTCAGAAACTATATTTCTAAAATTATTAAATACATGTGTGGTATCACTATTTTCTAATCTAGTAAATGAGCAACCGAAAAAATGCAAGGTAGGTTTATTCATAGTTTAGAGTTAATTTTTATTTTTGTAATTCATATTTACAATCACTAAATTTCAATCCCCACATCAAACAAATCATTCCCATTTCTTTTTCTGCTGCGATTTTCTTGTATTTGAATCTTTTTTGGATTTCAGTTACACCCCATCGTTTCCACTCATCATTTTGTTCTACGGTCATAGTCCATTCGGTATACCACTCATCCGTTCTACCAACAATATCATCAAAAGTTACAGAATGACCCGCAATTTCAAACATCTTATTGATTGAATCTTTGATAAAGCAATCTTGCTTTTCTTGTAATGTTAATCTTTTAGCCATAACCTATAGTTTACCAAATTGTTGATGATTTTGTTTAATATCACTCGATACTTTTATGCCCAACCATACATCACTGAAAAATCTTTTGAGTTTTTTCATAAATGTATTATCTTCTTTATAGTTTTTAATCACTTCTTCTTCAAGTAATTCTACCATTCTACCATATGAAATTTTTTCTCTCCCAACTTGGAGTTCTAAATCTCTAACAAATGCGGTTTTAAGATATTTTGCCATATTTTTGTTAATTTAATCCCACCAATGTCTGATGTTATGTTCTATGAATCTCCAAAGTAATTTTTCTGCTTTCTTTTGTTTTTCCCGCGATTGTTTTACGAGTTCCCTTTTTACTTTTTTAATTTCTTCAGCATTATCCCACTTTTCGTATTTGTTTGTAATAAAAGATGAACCAGTACCATCACCAGTATCTTCAAACTCCCAATCTAATGCGTCTTCACCGAATTGTTCTTCAATTTTAGCAACCCACTCCGTCTCATATCTATCATCATAAACTCTATCTATTAATTCGATTGCAGTTCGGATTCGGGATGCAGTATTTTTTGCATCTGAAATATATGCTTTACCACTTTCGAAAAACTTTGCCTGTCTTTCTAATTGTTTTTGAAAAAGTTCCAAAGAATAACGATAATCAAAATCAAATCCCTTCCAAATAATTGGTAGAAAATCGATTACTCGCTCAATCTGTCTGTATTTTCTCTTAAAGAAGTAACTTATATTAGTATAGCTCATTTTATTGTATTGTAATTTGGTTCTAATCGTTTGTTTAATTCATCTAACAACCTAACTTCCAATTTATCAGCAGTGGTTGTACCTAATAATTCACCATATTTGCGAGCTATCTCTATACAATAGATTAACTCATTTAATTCTCTCATTGATAATTCCATACTCTATCTAATAGTAGTAAATAGATATAGTATTATAGTAACCAATCCAATTAATGCCCAAAATGATGGGTCTTTGATGTTATCTTTCATTATCATCAATCAATTTGATACATTTTTTGATTGCTCTAAATTGCCCATAAGTAAGACCCAAATGTCTCTCACCACTAGAATCGTAAATATGAATATCATATCCTTCACCATTAGACCATTCAGTAACTTCCAAAAAATCACCTTTATTCTTTCTATCTTCACCTACAGACCCCACGCACCAATCTTTCAGTTCTACGAATGCGGCTTTTCGATTTGTTAAACTAATTTCTTTTTTCATAACTATTATTTTCCTCTACCTGCTTTTTTGATGCCTGTATTTTTTATTTGTGGTTGATTCTTATTGATTTTTACCTTCGTAGTTGGTAAGGATTTCCAATACGAATTTGATTTAGGTTGTGTTAATCCACCTATTAAATTATAATCTTCCAAATGTAAGTTTATCGGTTCTGGGTTTTCTTCTTCTTCTTTCATAATTTAATTAAAATGTAGTATGTACCCATATAGGTGTCATTTCTCCAACGAATGTATTAAAGGTATTGTATTCTAACCAGTCTATTGCCTCTTCTGGTGTTGTATTGTACTCTTTAGTATATATTTCAATCATCTTTTCAATGGAATACACCAATTTACCATCGTTGGAAATTCCAATCAACGCATCGTCATACAGAGAATCATTTCCATTTTCACCTATGGGTTTAAGTGATTCAAAATCTTCTGCCATTGCCAGTATTGCCTTTTTCATATCTTATATCGGTTCATCTGGATACCATGTATTTGAAGTTTCTACAATTTCTTTAATCCTTAACTCACTATACAATTTTTCCAAACTTTCTAAATTCGTATTAGTAATTTTAGCAGTAGGGTCTAATCTTTTAATCTCACCTATCACTTCTTCAATTCTACCTCTTTTGTGGAATCCCCTTTCTATATCATCTGCCAATTCTTGTAGATGTTTGGGTGCAGATAGAGTAATTCTCAAATCATAATGACTCCATTTGGTTTTATAATCCCATATAAAAATACCTTTGGTTAGTTTTTTTTCTAAATTGTGCAATCTAAAGTTTCGGACTCTCACAACTGATTTATCACTACCAAAAGTGTGTAGAAAACGAAGAAACCATCTTGGACAACTCTTTGGTCTTGCCTCATAATCCATTGCTAGAATAAGTGGATACATTGCCTTAAATATCTCACTATCCTCTCTGTATGGAACTGAACCCAAGTACCCATACTTTTCTTCAAACGATTGTGGAAAAAAGATTTCTCTAATATCATCCCATTCAATGTTTCTAGTGTATATCATACCTCTCTTTCTACCTCTCCAAAATAGGAGGGATTCCAAAAAATCTACTACCTTTTCTTTCAAAAGTCTAGTATCTTTGTATTCAAATTTGCTCATAACTTAAATAATTCATATACCGAATTTGTGGTTTTAAATTTCACATATTCATCTCGTTGTTCTAAAATTTCGGTGACGGTTGTAGTTTGCCAAGTAAAATAATCACTAAATGGAGACATGATAAGGGAACGATTCAAACCAATATCATCATACTTTTCTTTGAATCTACCATCATCGTTAAATTCAATCCACATTACCTTTTCTGATTGTTTACTCAACCCATCTCGTTCTCTGACGAGTTTCCAATTAAATTTGTTTTCTACTAATCCCATTAGTTCTGCTTGTAGGGGGTCTAAATGAAAGTTTCCATTATCATCAATAGAAACTAATAATTTTGGTTGTACTCCAGTTATCATAATTATATTCCACTTTCCATTCGTTGAATCCTTTCGTGATGGTCTGCCTCTGAATACTCCACTACTGAAAGTCTTGGATTAAACTTGGTTTGGTATAAACCTCTGCCAAATACCGAAAGAATATTATCTATATAATCTTGAATCATATAGGTCATATCAGATGAACCAAACCCTTGGTCTTCTGGCCAATCACTTGTCCACTCACTTGTTGTATCAAGTGCGATTTGTAATAAATCCCAATTTGGAACTTTGAGTTCGTAAGTCATTTGGGCAAAACCATCAACTCGAAGAGAGTTAAACAATAAAGATTAATTTCAATAAATCTGATTGTGTTTGCAATTCGTTGGAGAATGTGGGTAGGTAATCCATATTGTTTAGCTGATTCCAACATCTCTGTGTAAAGGTATCCATCCCATACACCACACAATTTGTTATACAAATCGTTAAACCAAGATTCATCATTGGCGATGTAGAAATCCTCTACCATTCGTAGGGTTTGGGAGTGATAGTCCATCCAATCTTGGTTGAATAATTCGTGGCGGTTAAATCTTACAGTGTTCATATTTTATCGTTTTAAGTATCTCTTATCTACAAAGCTAATATATGAAAAAAAGTTGAGCTTTCCAAATGAATACCCAACTTTTTTCAAAAAAATTTTAATTTTTTTTTTATTTTCCCCAATGTTTTTCTCGGAGTTCGTAAATATCAATTGGTTCTCGTTTCATATGTGAACCCTGATTAAAATATGCACCCTTTTTCAAATAACCACCTAAAAGGTTTCTTCTAAATCTATTAGAGTTATTTGGTTCTGAACCATGAACGGTATGTGAATGAAGTAAAACTACTTCCCCTTTACGAAGGTAACCTTCTACCTTTTTAAAATCATGTCCTTCTGGCATTACACAAGGTTTACCTCTTTCGTTTCTCCAAAACTTGGGATTACTTTTAGTTCTTTCTTCATCCACTTCAATTGGTAGAACTGGTAATCGATGTGAACCTTCATAGTTCCACACTGCACCATTTTCGGGGTCATGATTATCTAATGCCAAAGCTGTATTGATAATTTCATTATGTCCACAACCAGTATAGAATGCGTTTTGATGCATATCTCTACCCAACTGTCCCGGTGGTTTGAAATATGACCAAGTTTGTAAACCTACCAATTCACCTTCCATCAAGAACTCCATTGCCTCGATAAGTTTTGGATGTGCAAAAATTGATTCTAATTTTGGTGATAATTTATGTGGATACGCAAACGGGTCCCATTCTCCCCACTCTTCACCATTTTCTTTGGTAGTTAGAGCTCGTTCTTGTCGTAATCGTTCTAATTCATTGTTGATTTCATCACATTGCTCCTCGGTAAGGTGTTATTAATTTTATATAAATATATATTACTTGTGAAATTGTAAAAGATTTGGTAAATAAAATTTTAAATTTGGTATTGTGTTATTTACTAATGAAATTGCTATTCTATTTGATTCTCTAACACCTTTATCTAACACAGTACCACTTGAATCATATTGAGTTGTAATTGGACCTGAAATTCTCCATCTTATCAAAACTCCTGTGTATAAAGCATTCGATAAAATTTTACTATATTCAGAATAATTTACTTCATATATAGTTGCACCTTTATCATTAGTTTTTTGAATAAAATATCGTGTAATCCATCCTCTCCCATAATCACTATTAGTTGGACTTGGAAAATGGGTATCGATATCAGAATTCAATAAGAATAATGAATTAATTTTTAAATTTGAATATTTTTTATTATTATCCATATTATTTTAATTTCATTTTTCCACCCACCATAGTTGTCCACAATCCTTGATCTAAAGTGTGTGAAATACTAGTGACAGTAAATGCACATTTATCTCTATATTGAGCCGGTAAATCTGCTATTTCAAATAAATCACCAGTTTTAATACCAGAAACACCATGTATTTTAAAATCAAATGCTATTTCTACTAGAATATTATTTGGAGTTGTGGAATTTCGTAGATTAAAAAAATCACTAAATGTACTTTTTGCAACATCTCTATTAATATTTCTATCCTTTATAGTAGGAACAACCGTAGCGTGTTGCATGAAAAGTTCATAATTTTGTTTTCTTGCCTCCTTTTCCGCTTCTTCGGCATCAACTGCTTCTGCCGGTTCATTATTTGGGTCCTGATTGGGATCTTGGGTAGTACGGTCTTGGGTTTCTTTAATTAAAGCTTCTTTATAATTAGCTATTATTTCAACAACTGGGTCTGGTTTAGAAGCAAATAATGCACCTGATTCTATTGGTAAATTACCTTCAGGTGAAGAATCGACAGATATACTATTACCTTCTGCAGCAGTTCTTTCAGCAATAATCATGTTCTTCATTGCAGCAGGAATTTCAAACGCAAATTGAGAATCTATAAAAGGACAATCTATACCACTTGAAAAAAATCCAGTTATACCATCTTTGTTGGGTTTTCCTTGAAAATTTAAATCAGCTATTTCAAGTTGGTATCTTCCTTTATTTTCAGATCTACGAGATGGTATTTGTACTATTTCAAAATACCAAATTGAGTTTGCTGCAACAGAAACACCATTTAGTATTTCATAGTATATATCTTTAGCAACATAATTAGATTTTTCTAATACTTCAATAAAAAATTCAAAATTTACATACAAATCTTTTAAATACCCCCATTGACCAGATTCTGCAGTAAATGCAACTGCATCGGCTGGGAAAAGTGATGCATCTAATGCAGTTGTTTGTGGAAATTTAAATGAATTACCTGCCGGATCTTTTTGTTCTAAATTAACAGTTCTTTCTGGTTTTCCATCTGCATTCAATATAGGTCCTACTTGCTGAACGGTTGTTGCAGATAATGCTTGAGCCATTCCAAAATCAGGAGTTAAAGTATTAGGTATAATTAATTTACTACCATCAATAGAAAACATATGTGGATGTGCTCTACAAATAGTATCTCTATATTCTATTGCTAGTGGAAATGTTGGTACATCTGAACCACAAACCGATGCAACTGATTTTGTTTCATACGCAACTTTGTTTAAAATTTCAAAAGCAAGTTCTAAACGAATGTATGAATTTTCACTAACCAATGGCATTCCTGCCGGTACGGCAGCCTCTCCAGATGTAGAATTTTCTCCTTCACCACCTTCTTGTTGTGTTGTTTCTACTGCAGTATCTTCTAATTCACCAATTAAATCTTTTCGAATTTCATCATCCATGTTGATAAAATTGGCTTCACTTATAAATGAAATTCCTCTACTATCTACCTCATTTATTAGTTGTTTGACCCTTTCGGTTTTCTTGGCCATTGGTAAACGATTATACATTTGCATAAATAGAGCCAATCCAACATTTGATTCGGCAGTAGATTCGATTGTTCTGTTATCATATCGTTCACCACCTTCATTTTTTTTATCATCTTTTTTACCACCACTTCTATGTTGTTGTAAATAAGCTGCAACTTCACCTATTGATGTCAATTCAACTTTTAAAATATAAGTTTCACCAGTACTGGTAGTGAATCCACCATTTGTAATATACCCTAAAAATCCATCGTAGGTATAACCAGAAGCACTTTGTTTTTCTTTTAAGTGGTCATAACTGTTAAACTTTGCAATTTCACAAGGACTTAAATTAATTTTTTGTGAAATTGATTTTTCTATATTCCAACCAAATTCTACTAAAACGGTATATCCTGGCTCAAGAAAATACTTGGATAATTCTTCAGCTTGTTTTAAACTAAAACATTTAATCTGAAATTGTGATTTTCGTGTTAATCCACCATCACCGAAATCAATACCCATAGATTCAATGACAGGAGATGGTCTAAATCCTCTATCACCTTCTACAAATACTGGTGTTCCACTAAAAGTGGTACCAATTCTACCTGATTTATTTGTATCACCGTATCTAAGTGAAAATGAATTATCTCCATCGGATGGAGTTGATTCTAATACCAACCCACTTGAAGATGAGATTCTCATCCAACCTTGTAATGAAGAAACACTTGCATTGTTTCCTGCTCTTGATTGAATAAGTTCTTTTATTTTTGGATTGAAATACGAATTAAAAGGAAATAACATATTATCTGAAATTATTTAATATCTCTATATAATTTTTTGGAACTCTTAAAATAGTACCATCGGGTACTGCAAATGGTGCATCGTGAATGTTGTTTGCAGTTGCAATAATCCACCATAGGGATTGATCTCCATAGTATTGATATGCAAGAGTATCCAATCTATCACCGCCCTGAGTCACGATATATATATCACTATCTCTTAATGGTATATTTGGGTATATTTTAGTTCTATATACCTCTCTGCCATCTTTTAGTTTTTGTATCTGATTTCTTTCGTATCTACTTGCCATGATTTATTTTGTTATATTACCAACTACCATTCTTTGTTCCTGCTACTTGAGAACCTCTTTTTTGTGTTTGCAATATATTTTCACTTGCAGTCTTATTGGTTTTCGGGGATGATTTTGTAACCGAACTTGTTGGTTTCGGTAATTCTTTATTTACATCAACACCATTCAATCTAGTTGCAACTGCATTTGGATAATTAACAACTGTTATTTGATCGGAATATACGGTAATAAATTGTGTATAAGTAACTGATAAAGTACCTTTGTGTTTACTTGGTACAACTACTAAGTGTGAATAATTAGTTTCAGATATTTTCTTTACACTATTTATATCATAAGTTGGGTCTGCCCAATACGAAAGAAGTACATCATCATCCACAAATGGGAATACCTTTTTAGCCTCGGTAAATCTTTGATCTAAATTAGCCAAAAATTCAGATGTAAATGCATCACTTGTTGTAATTGTACCACCTTGGTCTTGTTGTGGTGTAGATTCTGTTTTACCAGTTTCTAAATTAGTTTGTGGTTTATTTACACCAGCCTCTCTTGGTGGAGTTACTGCATTACCATTTTTATCAATTTTAAGATTTTTTCCAAAATTTCCAGTTGCTGCTAATGCATCTGCTCTAGCCTGTGTTGCAATTGCATCATTTTGGAAAGCATCCGAAAGACTAAAATTGTATAAAGCAATTCCTGAACTTCTATCTTCAATAAATTTAATAGTCATAGATACTTCAATATATCTTGGTAATAATAAACCAGCACTGTCAGTTTCCCAACTATTATTATCAGGAATACTATAAGAAAGAGAATCAATAAATCCAGTTTTATTTAAATAAATATTTCCTAATCTAAATGTAATAATTGGAGGTTGCACATAATTTTTACCATCTACTGCTGCAAAGGATGGATATGTTTGTTGGGTTAAAAATTGTAATTTTTCCCAATTAGCTGCCAATTCTAATTTATTAAAACATACAACATTTAACACGAACTGAACACTTCGTTCAACACCAGTGTATGTATAAAATTTGTAAGGATTTCCAAAAAAATTACTTGATTCCCAACTAGGTGTAGTTGATTCAGATAATCCTGTGATATAACTTCTAAAATGTACCGTTTTTGAATCTCTTAACGATTTAAACCAAAGTGGAATTAAATCTCTTCCTTCCATTTCTGATAATTCTTCAGCAGAACGAATTTTTGCTGGGGATTGATTTATAAGGTCAAAACTATTATCCAATCCATATACAGTTTTCCAAGTATTTTTCTTTCCTGAAAGTACTCCATAAGTATTTCCTTCGGTTGGGTTATATGCAGAATATACACCAGTATTATTTTTTCTATCAGAAAATCCATATTCGGTTTTTCCATATCTACCACCATTATCTTTTCTATCTACACCAAAAACTGGTGATACTAATGATAAATCGATAATAGGAGTATTTGCTTCTCGATAATCTTCTCGATAATTACCAAGAGTTTCGGAATATTTAAAATCAGGATTTGGTTTTGGATTACGAGTTTGTTCCTCAACCGCTTTATCTAATGCATCTTTACTTGCGTTAGATGTTCCTTTTAATTTGTTTTTTATCTCTACAGCTTCAGCACCAAGTTTTCTTTTTAATCTTTCTTTCTCTAATGAAGCTTTTATCAAAAAATCATTTGTTGCCTCTAATAATGGAGCCAAATCTTTTTGTTGTTGTGCTCTTTCTCTAGCTACACGAATTTTATCAGAATAACTAAATTGAGATGAATACTCATACGCTCCATTTGCAGGTTGTGCTGTGTTTGCACCCAATGCATATGGGTCTCCCAAGAAAAAATCTCGTACTTTATCTTTTACCAAGGATATACCTTGTCCTAAAAGTTGTTTTCCAATAGTTTGAGGGTTACCTCCCCCTGATTGTTTCAAAAATTGACCTAATAATGTTCCTGTTGCATCGTTTTTTATACGAGCGATGGTAATCATAGTATCAGGTTCTATGTTTCGTTGTAGTTCACCTGTGTTCTTTACATAAGTTGGTATTGTGAGTTGTGGAATACCCAATCGTGTGTTTATACCATCTCTGGCTTGATTTAATGAACTTACCTGTCCTCCAAATACAAATCTACCAAACCCACCACTAGTTATTTGTGCCAATCCTTGACCAACTACTCCACCATCCACCAACACTTGGTTGAGTCCGGTTGCTCGTTTCATTTGTTCTACTGCAGAAGTAGAACGGGTGGCAATACGAATAGATTGATTACCATATAGTAAAGGATTGTTTAATTCAACTGCAGAACGAGGTCTGATACCAGTTGTTTCAAATTCAACTAACGTATCTTTATCCGACTCTACAGCCGTATCAAAGGTTGATCCTTTAAATAAATCTAATATCGTTTTTCCCATCTAATTAAGCAAATTGAGTTCCAAATTTATTATCGGTACTCGTTTCAGTTTTTTTCCTTACAACACTTGTAACCTTTGCACTATCCATATACGGAGCCCCACCTCCTCCACTCATTGAATCTGCTAATCCTGCAGGATTTTTAGTTGCTATTAAGAAGTCATCAGGATGAGTTGATACAACTTGTCCGTTTTGGACTACACCATCATTTATCGATTCACCTGATTCATTTGTTGGTGGAGCAGCTGAGCCAAGTGTACCAAATGAAACGGTATTAAGAAGGTCTCCTGCTTTAACTAATGGTTGGATAAGATATTCATCTATAACACTTGATATGGATTGAATACCTTCTGTCAAAAACATTATAAAATCCATAACCGGAGTTAATACAAATGCTAAACCTTCTGCTATAAATCCAATAACTTCAAATATTTTTCCCATTCCCCAAACCATAAAATCTATAAAGTAACCCATTGGTCCAGCATCTACTTGTGCGGCAAATAAATCACCTAACTTTCGAAATATCTCCATAATAGGTTCTATTGCTTCCATTGTTTTTGATTTTAATTCTTTAAATTTATCAAACAATGGTTGTAATCTTTCTACAACTCTTTGAATAGGTGTGATTAACATTTCTAATATCGCCCCACCTATTGCATATATTGGCCCAACTACTGCCTGAAATACATCATTCATAGCACCAAGAACACCAAAAATTATACTGAATAACGCTCCAAAAAATTTCATTATTGGTCTTACAATTACACCCATATTTTTCATTTGGTCTAACAAGTTATTCATAATAGTTGAACCAAGAGGAGCCATCATGTCCATAAATCCAGTACTCAAAGAACTAACTTCATTTTTCAATGCATCGGTTACTGATTGCATCTCTTGTTGTTTTGCTAGTTTATCGGTCTGTGCCTTTAAATCGGCCTCGGATAATTCGGATATATCTTTACCCGCATCAGCAAGAGCTAATGCAGCTGCTAAATTTTCTTTATCTAAAACTCCAAATCGTTCTCTAATTTTTTGTTGAGTTGCTAGAGATTCGATTGTCATATTACTTGCTTCTGCAATTTTTTCTTGTTCAAAGGAATTGAGTTTTGTTACATCACCTAACTTCATCACCTCATCAACCACAGCTTGTTGAGCACCAAGTACATCTTTGGTTGCTGCTAGTTGTCTTGCTCTACCAAAATTTAAATTTTGGCCTAACATAGCAGATGCTTCTAATTCAGATGATATAGATTTTTCAAAATCTAATAAATTATCTGCTACTTTACCTGCTTCTCCAATAGAGGTTCCTAATTTAGCTGCTTCAACTGCTGCATTTCTTAATTCTTCAGCCGAACCTCCAAAGTATTTGTAAGCATATTCGGAATTATCCGCCATATCCTTAATAACCTTATCAGGTGAAACACCTGCCAATTTGGCCATTTCAACAGTTTGACCTATTAATGCTTGAGATTGTTCTGCAGTTAAATCTCCAATGTTTTGGAATACTTTATTTAATTTCGTTGCTTCGGTTATCGAAACTCCAAAGTTCTTGTTTAATACTAAAATAGAACCCATTACAGCTTCAGATGGTTGTTGTAATCCATCAAATGCATTTGTAAATTCGGCTGCTGCTTTTGCTGCGTTTTCGGCACTTACACCTAAATTAGCGAAATCAACATTCGTATTACGAATGTTTTGTTGCATTCCTCTTGTTTGGGAAACTAATAAACCAGTTTCCTCTCTAAAAGCTTTTGCTGCTTGGTCAAGTTCCGAGAATCTCTTTATTGCCATAGCGATTGTTGCCACTACTGCAGCAACTACTATTAATACTGCACCAATTGCAATTGCAGTTGCAGCTGCACCAGTTGAAAGACCACCCATTGCACCTCTTAGAGCAGTTATAACACCTTGACCTTGCCCTAAATTACTTGCAAAATTTGTAGTAAATTGTTTTGATGCAACTCCTAATTGTTGTTTAAAAACCGAAGAACCCATTTTACCAAGTTTGGATAGCATACCACCAACTAGGGGAATTTCATCGAACGTATCAACTAAACCATCAAAAGCATCACCCATGCTACTTCCTAACTTTTGTGCAGCATCATCTACCTTTTGTATAGTGGTTAATCTTTTTAAATCTAATTGTAATCCTTCATTTGTTATTTGTAAAGCAGCTACCCTTTGTTCAACATCTTTTCTATTTGCATCAGTAATACCTCTTTGGAGATTATTTATTGCCTTATTATTTTTTATAATTTGTTTTTGAACATCTTCGGAATCTTCTAAACTTTTTACCGAACTTTGTAAATTTTGAATATATTTTTTTGTAGCACTACTTATATCATTTGTGTTATTAATTTGGTCTTCTAAATCTTGAACTATTGCACCAGCTATTGATTGAGATACTCTTAATGCCTCATTATATTCATTTTGTAATTTTAGTATTT